GCCGAGACGAACGTGGAAAACTGGGATCTGACCTTCATGAATCACCTCGAAGAGAGATTCGGCTCGATCCGCAACTCTCCGGGCGTCATCGCCCCCAAGGGCGCGGAAGCGAAGCTCAAGTTCACGAAGTATTTCAAGAACATCGCCGACCGAGACACCTACCTCTCGATCACGCGCCAGGCGTGCATCATCACGATCACCAATAACGTCATCGTTTCCGGGACCGACACCGGCAACAAGAAGTACCAGGTGCAGATCAAACTGAACGACCTGCGCTTCGACAAATACGAAATGCCCACGGCCACGGACGCGCTCTACGCCGTGAAAGTGGAAGCGACCGCCCTCTACAACGCCACCGACGGCAAGGCCATGCAGATCATCGTCCAGAACGCCTCGGCGGGAACGGTCTACACCGCCTGATTCCCTTTTTAGTTCTCTCCCCCCTTTCCCCATCATGGCCAAGCTCGCCGATTCACGCCCCACCGACGACGTCATCCTCTCGGGTGGCTGCGTCGTGAAGGTCTACAAGTCCCTCACCGTCGCCGACCAGCGCGACCTCGAAGCCACGTACGGCGCCCTGTCGCAGATCCCGAAGGAAAAGATGCAAGAGGCCGCGCTCGATTTCTCCCTCAAGCTCATCAAGACGTGGGACATGGTCAACGAGGACGACACCGCCTGCCTGCCGACGGCTGAGATCTTGGCACGCCTGCCGCAGACCGATCTCACCCTCATCCTGGACGTCGTAAAAAAAGTCTCGGGGGAGACGACCCAGAGCTAGAACAGAAGCTCATCGCCTGGGACGCCTTGGCGGATAAGAAATCGTTTTACCCCCGCAACGCGGCCCAGCGGATCGCCTGCCAGCGCTACCTCGAAGTGCAGGTGTGTAAGCTGATGGGCTGGACCCCCGACGACATCGCCGCACTCCCCGCCGACTATTACGACGACGTGATCCGCATCCTCAGTATGCAATCGACTCGACAGTAACCACCTTCTCTCATGGCCGATGACAACAACGTAGGGATAACCGTCACCGCCGACGATCAAGCGTCTGACCCCATCGACAAGCTCGCCACGTCCATCGACAACCTCGGCACGCTGATCGAGGATCGGATGGGACAGGCGGGGGAATCGTCCAATCAATTCTTCGACAGCACCACCGCCGGTTCGGTCGCGGTGGGCGAGGCCCTCGTTCAGATCGCGGAAAAGGCGTACGAGATGGTCACGGCCTTCACCGACGCGGCGCAGCAGCAAGAACAGCTCGCCGTGTCCCTCGCCTACATGACCGGCTCCTCGGACGGTGCGAAGCAGTCGCTGACCGAACTTAATACGTTCGCCGAGAGCGCCCCCTTTGGGCTGCAGACTATCGACGACGCCGGACGCCGGTTGCTCACGGTCGGGGTGAATGCCAAACAAGTCGGCACCGACCTCAAAGACCTCGGCAACGTCGCCGCGGCGATGGGCGGCAACCTCGACACGAACTTGCAGCGCCTCACAAACTACTTCGCCGTGGCGCAGCAGCAAGGAGAAGTGACCACGACGGCCGTCGCAAGCCGCATGGGGCAACTGAACCCTCTCCTGCTCGTCTTGCAGGACTACTACGGCAAGACGGGCGAGGCCGTGAAGACGATGGCCAAGAATCACCAGATCAGCCTCGCGGACATGCAGAAGGCGTTCGACGAGGCCACGTCCACGGGCGGACGCTTCGCGGGCGCCATGCAGGCGCAGGCGACGACGCTTTCGGGCGCCTGGCAGCGGCTGCAAAACGTCTTGCAGGTTTTCTTCAACGCGGCGGCCAATCCCTTCATGAAGTGGCTCGAATGGGTCGTCTACGACGGCACCAATCTGCTCGTTGCGGCTCTCGGCAAGATGGGCGATATATGGAACACCGTGACGGACTTTCTGGGTAAGCACCACCTCGCACTGGCGGCCGTGGCGGGTGCGATTACGGCACTCGTGGTGCCCGCTCTCGCCTTCCTCGCGACGACGATTGTCGGGCCAGTCATCGCCGCCTTCGGCGCCGCTGTCGTCGCAATGGCCCCGTTCATCGCGATCGGGGCGGTCGTCGCCGGGGTCGCCTACATCATCTACAAGGCGTGGAGCGACAACTTCCTCGGCATCCCGCAGGTCATCAAAGGCGTGTTCGATTACGTCATGGATGCGATGTCCACCGCCATCAACTGGATGATCGACAAGCTCAACTCCCTGATCGCTATGGCCAATAGCGTCCTCAAAACGCTCCATTTGCCGACGATAGGGAACATCGGCCATGTGGACGTGAAGGCCGCGGCGACCAGCGCGTTTAACTTCGTGGCCGGGGCGGTGGGCGGGGGAATTGCCGACCTGCAGAAATCCTTTGCCGACTTCCAGGGTCTGGGCGCCAGCGCATTGGAAGGGGCGGGAATCACGCCGCCCGGAGCGGACGGCGGCGGGGGAAGCGGCAAGAAAACCCAGGCCCAGAAGGATGAGGAAAAAGCGGCCAAGAAGCAAGCGGCCGAGGACGCAAAATTGCTCACCCAGAACCTTGCGGATCTCACCTCCGAAGCGAAGAAGGCGCTGTCTTCGATAGAATCGAACGCGAGCAAGGAAGACGCGCTGGCAAAGCAGATCAATGATGAGAAATCCAAGATCGGCAGCAACCCGAAGATCATTGCGGAAGCCCAGACGGAGCTCGCAAAGCTGCAGAATGAGGATGTGGTGAACGCCAAGACCGTCACGAAAAACATGGCGTTTTTGGCGAAATCCACGGACGAACGGGCGGTGGCCGATCTGGAGGCCCTCAATCAGCAGAAGGATGCGAATACGCAAAACGATTCCATGCGAGCCGTGAATGATGAACTGGCAAGGAATAAAGCCGACGAGGCGGCGATTGCAAGGGAAGACAAGGCGGCCGCGGCCGCGGCGAAACACCAAGCCGCCTTGGACGCGTCGGCCCGGAGAAAATCGGCGAGAAGCGCCACCAACACCGCTGCCAGCGCGTCCGTTTCTCCCTCTATACCCTCGAATGACGCCGTGTCGGGCCTGCCGTCGGGATCGGTGCAGGCGGGGGCGATCGTCTTGCTCGATACCGGCTCGACGGCTCAGAAGAATTACTATTTCTCGATCAAGAATAACAACTTCTACGGCTCCGCCACGGATTTCGCCCAGCAGATCGGCGACTCGATCATCAAGGAACTGCAGAAGCAGCTGCCCACTTCCGCCTTCTGATGCTCACCGTCTACGCCGCCGGCGTCGATATCTCCACCTCCGTGTCTCCCGAAGGATTCGCGGTGACGGAGCAAATGAACAACCGACGCAACACTTGTAATTTCACCACCATCAAGACGAAAGTCGCGCAGGGGCAGAGCATCTACGCCTACGCGACGCTCGACTTGGTGAAAGGGTCCAACAGCGGGACGGCGGTTCTCTTCGTGCAGGATACGTTTTCCGACGCGGGGAAGTATCGCGTCAACGACCAGATCATCCTCGACATCAAGGGAACCAACGAGGCGAAGTACACGATCCAGGCGATTGACAACACGCTCAAGACGATCACGCTCACCACGAATCTCTCCTTCAATGTGCTGACGACGACGAAGATCGGCGTCCTTCTCTTCGCGGGAGTGGTCGTCAACAGTCCCGAAGCGGAGATCGGCGTCTCAGGGTTCTTCGAGTACGCCGTGCAGTGCGTCGATTGGGCGGTCCTCTACGACCGCAAAGATGTGGTACAGCAGTACGTTTCTCAATACTCGCGCGAGATGTGCGGGCGGATCGTCTACGAGTTCTGCGCCCCCGACACGCAGGTGGACATTGATTTCTTTGAGTCGGCCTGGACGGCCACGGGAGTCGCTTTGACGATGGCCAACGACGCGACCGACCGCATCCAAGGACTCTATTCCCAGAAGACGGGAACCTCGGGGGCGGGCGCGGCGCTGTGGACGAAGACGTTTACGGCTCTGGATTTGTCTGCACAGAAACACGCGCGGTTCTGGTGGAAGGCGAGCGCGGGCTACGGGGGAATGGTCACGGCGCTCAAGCTCCGGCTGGGCGCCGACGCCAGTAACTATTTCGAGTACACGCTTGCGAACATCGGGGCGGCCTACGAGGACTGCTGGAACTACGAGAGCGTGATCCTCTCCTCCTACGCTTCCAAGACGGGGAGTCCCAATCTCAACGCCATCGCCTGGGCGCAGATCGCTTTGACGTGCTCGGCCGCGATCCCGACGAACAACCTGCGCTTCGATCATCTGCTGGCGACGACGGGCTCTTTCACGCTGCAGAAGTGCCAGAGAGGCGGCGCGAAGTTCGGCGACATCCGCAGCCAGTACACCAAACCCAGTGCATTGACCGAGCAGTTTGCGAAGAACCAGACCTATTTCTGGTACATCGACAACGACCGCGACTTGAACTTCTTCCCGTCCAGCAACAATCCGGCTCCGTACAGTCTCAGCAACGCGGCCGGAGCCGCGACCAATAACTACATCGACCTCGTGATCGACACGGACATCAGTAAGCTCGTGAACCGTCAGACGGTGCGCGGCGGGCTGGCGCCGGACAGCAACCTCTATACGCAAACGCTCGCCTTCGACGGCCAGCGAACCTCCTTCCCGCTCGACTATCCGCCGAGCACCTTCGCCCTGACCGTGGGCGGCGTGGCGCAGACCGTGGGAGCGGAAGGCTACACCGACGAAACGACGGTGCAGTGGGTCTATAACTTCAGCAACAAGCTCTGTCGCAAGACGGCCGCGACGGCCACCCCCACCAACGGGACGGCGGGAGTCGCCACCTATTACCCCTACAAGCCGATCCGGGTGCGGGCGACGAACCCCGCGAGCATTACGACGATGAAGGCGCTCACGGGCGGAGACGGGATCTACGACGGTCCGGTCATCAACGATCCCTCGATTCCGTCTTTCGCGGACGCGCGCACGCGGGCGCTGGCGGAAGTGAACCAGTGGGGCAACGCCATCCAGACGGCGACGTGGAAGACGGATCAGGACGGATTGCACGCGGGGATGACGATCTCGATCCGCGACGACAGCCGCGGCGTCAACGGTTCCTTCCTCATTCAGAAGGTGGACGTGAAGCAGAAGTTCGGCGCGCGTTTCACCTATTCCGTGACGGCCGGTTCCACCATGTTCGGACTCATCGAGTTCTTCCAGCTCCTCTTCAAGAAGACGCAGCAAATCAACCTCGATCCCAACGAGATCATCGACGCCGTGCTGAACGTGGACGACACGATCACGATTGTCGATTCCATCGTGGGGCACAACAGAAGCAAGACGGCGACCGCCGCCCTCAAGTTCGTGAAGACGATGGACTTCACCGACATTCAAGCCAATCCGTCCACCGCCGCGACTGGCCTCGTGGGCGTCATGACCGCGTTCACCAACTGGTACGCGCAATTCATCGGCGGGGAGACGGGAACGGTTTCTTTCCCCGCCGGAAACGACAACGTGGAGCTGCGGGTCGTGGCAACGACGGGCGGCAGCGGCCTCGAAGCCAAGGCGCGGACGATCTTCAACATTCCCGTCTCGCCGGGCACGACGTACACGATCACGGGTTGGTATCAGATCCTCGCGGCGCTGACGAACGTCGGTACGGGCGGGGGAGCGCGCATGCGCGTGTTGGAGTTTGCAAACCAGCTTGACACGACGGCGCTCGTGACGAATACCGTCTTCTCAGGCAAGACGGCCAAAACGGATTTCAGCGCGCAGGCGCTGACCTTCACCACGGGGGGAAGCACCAATTACATCGGCATCGAGTTCTCGGTCTACCAAGCAGCGGGGACCGCGATGTTATCTGATATAGTAATCACGTCCTCGGTGACGGAATCGCAAACCGTCCCCGGCATAGCATCTTTCTGCGAAGCCACATGATCGAGTCCGGTATCTCCGTCGGCAATAACTATCGCTTCATCATTGCGACAGATGCGCAGATCGCGCGCTTCCTTTGGCGTGAGGCGAAATTTGAAGGAGAAGCAATGTATAGGAAGGTGCTTCATTCTCTCCAGAAGAGCGGGCCGGAAGGATGGGCATTGCGAAAATGGATGGAGTGTTCAAAGCTCGGAAAAATCCCAAAGAAAGCCAGGGTCATCGAGGCCCACAACCTCGTGCCGCTGGCCATCCGCAGCAGCATGGCAACCCTCGTCTCGGGCACCACGATCACGCCAACCCTCAAAGCCAATTACCTCGCCCTTGGTACGGGCTCGACCGCCGTCAGCAATTCCGACGCGCAGCTCACGACGGAGACCTTGCGCGCCGCGTTCACCAACCGAACGGCGACCAATAACGTGGCGTACCTGGACTGCTTTTTCGGCTCGTCGCAGGTGGCCGGACAGAGCTTCCAGGAGGCGGGCATCTTCATCGACGGAAGCGCCTCGGCCAACAGCGGCTACCTGCTCTCGCACGTCCTCTCCTCGATCATCGTGGGGGCGAATGAAAATTTAACTTGCAATTGTTCTGTCACGTTTTCTTAACATCCTGCCAATCCTTCTATGCCCCGCAAATCCACCAACTGGAACGTCGCCGATCAGATAACGGCAACACGCCTCCAGCAGATCAATACCGATCTTGATGATGTCTATTCCCTCGGTACCGATCGGGGCCGCGTGCAGAAGGCGGTCTCCGGCGCCGCGCTCAAGATCGACATCGCCGCCTTCGCCTGGAGAGTGGGATCGACCAACGGCCAGTACGCCGGGGCCACCGACATCGTAGTCACGAACACCGCGTCGAACTATGTCGAGATAGATTCGACGGGCACGATCCAGATCAACACGACGGGCTGGACGACGGCCAACGCCCGCCTCGCCCTGGTGGTGTGCGCGGGCGGCGTCGTCAGCTCGATTTCCCTCTGGAAGCCGGACGCCGTGGGGGGCATCCTCGGAAGCTCCACGCTCTTTCGCCTGCTGTCGATGAGCGGCGACGTGACGCTCGACAACACGAGCAAGCTCTATCAGGATCTCGACCCCAACGGCGCCGACCGCAACGTGACGCTCGACACCGCCACCGCGTCCGAGGGCACCGCGTTCGAGATCAAGCACAACGGCACGGCCAACGTCCTCACGATCAAACAGGCATCGACGGTCCTCTACACGCTGTATCCCGGCATGGTGGCCATATGCCGCTACGACGCGACCAACTGGCAAATCTTTTCGCGCGACGTGGAAGGATTGGGCGTCACGGCCAAGACCGCCGATTACACCATCGTGACGGGGGATCGCGGCAAGACGTTTGATAACACGGGCGCCGGCGGGACGATCGTGCTGTCGCTCCCGGTCGCCGCGTCCGGCCTCTGGTATCGCTTCGCCGTCACGGCTTCGCAAACGCTCATCGTCAAGGCGGTTGTCGGCACCGATACGATCTACAACAGCACCAACTCCTACACGCGATATGCCGCCAGCACGATTTACAACTTCCTCGACATCATGGCCATCGGCACGGGCGCATGGATCGTGCGCGACGCGTCGCCGAACTGGTCGCCGTCCGCCGGGTACGTCTGGGGCGGAAGCGATACGAAAATCCACCGCTTGAATTTCTTTACCGAGGCGATCGCGAACGTCCTCGCGGCGACGACGAATCACCAGAACAACGGCGGCGTGTGCGGGGAGAAGAAGGGGTACGTGGGCGGCATCGAGAACGGAGGAACGACCATCTCGGCGCTGACGTTCTACAGCGAATCGCAGGCGAATATTTCCGCCGTCCTTTCCCAATCGCGGGGCGACACGACTGGCTCTTATTCCACCACGAAAGGCTACATGATGGGAGGCAACACGAACGGCGCCGCGAGCAGCTGCGTCACGACGATCGACGATCTGACCTTCTCCACCGAGGCGGACGCGGTGAATGCCAATGCTCTGGGAACCGCGATGCAGCAAGGGGCCGGGGGACAATCCACCACGAAAGGGTACATGGCCGGCGGCTACATCAACGGCGGCACCGTCTCGACGATCATCGGCACCGTGACGTTCAGCAATGACGCGACCGGCACCGCGACGAACGCGCTGGCCTCCGCTAGCGGCAACATACCGATGGGCGCGTCCAGTCTCACGAAACTCTACGTTATGGGCGGCTACACCGGATCGGTCGCATCGAACGTGATCCAGGCCCTGACCTTCTCGAACGAGACGGTGGCGACGTTGGGGGCGACTCTCAGCGCCGCACGCTACGCCGGCGCCGGGAACATGGGGCCGCTCAAGGGATATGCCTCGGGCGGCAACGTCTCCTCGACGGTGATCGACGGCCTTCTGTTTGTAAACGAAGCGGACGCCGCCATCGCGGCGGTCCTCACCGCAAGCGAAGTCGGCGGGACTGGCATGCAGAACCTCATGTGATACACTCGCGCGCATGTCCTCCCTCATCACCTCCGATCAGGTGCGCTACGCCGCCGACGAATTCTGGAAAGCGCTCGATTCCGTGCCGTTTGGCAACTCGGAATTCCAGCTGGTGCATTTCGTCGCGCAGCACCTCATGGACGCGCGTAGCTATCGGCAAGTCCTCTTGGAACTCTTCGAGCGGGCCAAGGCGCTCCATCACAACGGCTGTCTCAAGGACCGATCAATCGTCAATATCCGCATGAAGAAACGGCAGATCGCGGACAAGAAATTCATTCTCTCGGAAGAGACGGACTCGAAGGAACAGTACAAGCTCGAGGACGAAATAGAGCTTCTCGAGATCGATGTGCGCGAAGCGCAATTCGATCTGAAGGGTCAGGAAAAACTCTTCGACGACGCGATGCGGTCGGTCGAGACGCTCCTCAAGGTCCTCGCCCGACTGCCAGCGTGCACGCGCGAGCAATTCGAGGCGCAGGAGCCGCTGTACTGGCGCGAGCGTCTTCTCCTCCAGGCTAAACAAGAGATCATGCAGTCGGGCTCCATCTCGGCGGGGTGCCTGGATTCCCTCTTTCGCATCGGCCTGTCGCCCGAGACGGCGACGCTGGTCCTCAGCAGGCAGATCGCATCGGACAAGAAACAGGCGGAACAAACACTCATTTCCGAGTCTGCTACACTGGATGGACTTTCCCGCACTCCATGAATCTCTACTCCCAGCACGACCCTTCCTACGACCGGCTCACCCTCGGCACGAGCAATTTGACGATCCACGGCTACGGCTGTTTCCTCTGCTCAATCGCCACGCTCTACCAGCACTCTCCCGTGGAACTCTTGAAGGTCCCCGGCGGGTTCACGCAGGACGGTCTTTTGATCCCCGACGTTTTGGCGAAGGCGTGCGAAGGCGGCTCGCTGGGAACGCAGTCGCTGCCCTCTGGGGGCATGTGGCAGATCGCCATGACGGACCATTACGCGCACCTCGGCTACCCGACGCATTTCTTCTGCATGAACCCCGACGCCAAAGAGCAGATCGATCCGCTCAAGTTCCCGTGTGTCGTCGAACCATTGTCCTACAATATCGTCCAGTACCGTCCCTTCACGAACGTCAAACTCGATCTGCACCAGGTTCCGCTTGCCGGGCCGTTCCCTGACGTGCCTGCCAACGATTCCGCCGTGGACGCCGTCGCCTGGGCGAAGACAAGGGGATTCATGACGGGAGAGCAGGACGGCAACTTCCATCCCGACGAACCTGTCACGCGCCGTCAACTTGCGGTCGTCCTCCACCGGGCGCTACAGTAAAGCCTCCTTCCCCACGGACCATGCCAACCATCGCCCTTTTTCTGAAGAACAAGAAAACCTACATCAGCGTCGCCCTTCTCCTGGCGACCTTCGCGGCCCAGGTAAGCGGGCATCTGGAACCGACGCTCGCCAAGATGCTCTACAGCCTCTTCGGGGCCGGTACGGTCGTCGGAATGCGCCTGGCTGTTAAGAAGGTGCAGGACGCGCTCTCAACGCTGACGGACGCACTGCCGCCCGCCGCGACGACTGCGGCTCCAGCCCAGATATGAGCTGGCCGCTGCGACGCTTCTCCGCCCACAAGAGGTGGGGAGTCGTTGTGCATCTGGTTCTCATCCTCGTTTTCTTCCTGTTGCTCGTCCTGTCGCCCATCGCAGCGCTCTCCAGGATAGGCGAAACGGCAGAACGCAGAACCACACTGCCCAGTCGAACAGGCGGTCGATGATCCGGAGAACAATCATGGAGTGGTGGTCGCGCTCGATAGCCGAGGCGGAATACCGTCCTTTGGGATGGTGTTTGTAGCAAAGGATGCGGAAGTCGGGGCCGACCTCCATCTGGAAGCGGGTGAGGCACCAGTGCGTGGACTGCTTGGGCTCGTCCTTGCACAGTTCCTTGAAGGGGTCAAAAATCTCGCGGACCTTCAAATCCTTCGGCTCGCCGTGCTGGGCGAGGCGGTGCCAGGCGTTCTCGACCTGGGGCGGCGGCTTCTTTGCGCTTCTGCTCGAAATTGACAGACGTACTCAACCGGAACGCTACCGCTCCGAGTAATTTCCTTCCCCCCTTTTCCATGTCGAAGAAGATCCCTGAAAAAGAATTCGAGAAAATGATCGAAGCGGTATTCGCAAAGGAATACATGCGGATGCTCTCGGAGTGCACCAAGCGCGGGATTAGGCGGGCGAAGAAGCTCAAGAAATCCCTCAAGCGCTCGTGATCGACACCATCATCCTCACCGTGCCGTGGCAGGATTACCAGATCCTCGATCACAACCAATTCAACCCGCCGACGCATCGCGTCCATGAGGCGGGAAACATGCAGACGAAGCATATGAACAATGCCTTGCCCTCAGAACGCAAGGAAGGGGTCTACAAGCCTCGCCTGACGATCCGCAGGCGATACGACGCTGGCAGCGTTTCCATCCCGCTCAAGATCGAATTCTCCGTGCCAAAGCTTCTCTTTGGGAACAACGTGGATGAGCTTGCGGAGAGTGACTTCGAGACTGCCATCAGGCGCTTGCAGCAGGTCTTACTCACGATGAGCATACGGACGACTGCCGATGCACTCAGGCGGGCAGGCGTATCAGCCCTGCACGTTGCGAAGAACGTCCCCTTGAGCAGCGGCTACACGGCAAGCTACGTCATCAAGGAGCTGAGCAAGGTAAATCTGACTCGCAAGCTCGATCTCTCGCAGACGGACTTCCGCAATGAGGGAAAATCATTGCAGTACTACGCTGCATCGCATTCTTTCGTGCTGTACGACAAGATCAGCGACTTGAACCAGTCAAAAGGTAGGGCAATCGCTG